AGGATGTATCTGGATCAACTGTCGAAGATCCGTAGAATCACCAGAAGTCGTGAAAACCCAATTGGGAATTGCGAGTGATGCGGCCAGTAAGCCAGGAATCTGTGCATACTGGGAGAGCGTGAGATTGGAGGACATAGGAATCCGCCGAATCCCAGGGTCTTGATACCGGCCGCGATGCATCACGAGCGGAGTTGATATGTCAGCAATGTCAGTAGCGTAGGTATCTACGTTATGATCTTGGACAAATCGGGACTGAGAGTCTGTACAATCAGGCTTATCAACGAGAAACGATAGGGCTGAGAAGAGAGTACTAACTCCAGGAATGTGGCGAACTGCGTCGCCAATGGTGATATGTTCGAGCGAATTGACCGTCTCGAGAACAGTATCCTCATCTCCATTCTTGGAGGCAGCAGGGTGACGCGAACCACTTGGGCGTGGGATCATCACTTTGCTCTGCTTCTCAATTCGAGGAGCTTGCCCGTCGTGAGCGAGAAAGGGGGCATCTGTCAGCTGAAAGGCCGCAATGGTGGGAGCGCTCTGTATGACTGAGGTAGGGTAAGACAACTGAATGTTCTTAAACCTACCCCAAACTTGCAGAGTTATAGAGCTTCCCATGCCAGTATTGGCTTGCGTCAACTGAGAAAGGACATCGACATAGAGGGTCACAGGGTGCTGTCCTCCCGCTATGTTGATTGGGACTAACCATTCAAAGGGAAAGGTATAGTCCCAAGATTTGACAACGGCTTGCGCCGATGACGCACTAATTATCGAAGGCGACTGTACGGTTCTTTCGTCAAGACGAAAACCGGTTCCAGCCGGGATAAGAGTGGCCATCAACGCACCATAATAAAACTGATTCGTATTCAGCCTGAGAGTAATTTCTACGTCTGCACGTATGAAATTGAACATCTCAATTATGGACTCGTTGTCAGCAACGCCTTGCAATTCCTTGAGGACATCAAGGAAGAACAGGTTGGAGCCAGCGCTAGTCGCGATGGTCCAAACAGTGTCTGTAAGAAGACGCTGTCGTTCGAGGATTTTGACGGCTTCGAAAATACCCACACCATGCATCTTGTCTTGACGACCAGACGTCATGGTTTGAGTAGTTTCACCAACCTCACCAAAGGTCATGGTGGGGGTGGAAAATTCGGATGTCGCCACAGGAGCTGTCAAGGACTGTGGGGAATCTGATTGAATAGTAGTTTTTGCTAGTTCAGTGGCTCGAGAAACAAGCACCGCCGCCGAGCCGAACGGGGTGCCAAGAGGGTCTCCATATTTTCACCAGGAGATGGGGTGTGTTGCTTTCATTCACATGCTAGCAACCTAGCCGGACGCCCAATTAAGGGCCGGAACTTTATAGCCATACCGGGCTGGATGCGAGTTTAAGTCGCGCGACTTCTGAGGTGGATACGTGCATACGTATCGAAATCAGAGATGGCGACAGACAAATTGAGACGTTTAGCCTCGCATCTTGCCCACACTGCGACTTGATCGTAGAGAGGGCGTCCATGCTGAAACGACTCAATGAGAGCGGAACGAATTACGCTCTCTGACGTGATAGGATCGTAATCCTTATCTGTCCACCTGATCATATTTGCTATGGACTCTTTTGCAAGAGGAGCCAAAACGCCAAGTGGGGAAGGAACAAACCGCCGTTTGAGAAACGTGATTTCGTC